CGTCCAAGTAACCAGGTAGTAGTAGGGGCCGCGATGAACAACTCCGTGGACCTGAACCCGAACTCGGAGATAACTTCGCAGGATGTGGTCGAAGCAGGGAAGCCACCCAGTAAGCGCAAGATTGATCTTAACTTCGCGGACAAGTATTTGTTCACGGTTAGTTCTGTTCTAGGTAAGATACACCCAAGGCTTAAGCTACTGATACGGGATTACTACGGACTGATTCAGTCCAAGGTCCTGTCCTACCAGACTGCGATGGCACCGTTCTTCAAGAAGATGCGGGGTATCAAAAACAAGACGGATCTCAGGAGACTCAAGCAACTCCTTATGTATAGCCCAATGGTTGCCGACGCAGGCACAGCCGAACAGGAAGCACTCCTGGCCAAATACGGTATGCTTGAGGACTACAGGAACCTTGTTCGTCCCGCCCTGGATAAACTCAGGTCCGACCTAGCGTCTCAAGGTGTAGAGGTAGGCGATCTGTTTGATTACTTCCCGCGTCGAATCAAGAACTTCAAGGCACTACAGGCAGTCAAAGCCTACTGGGGTAAGACGGTTGGAAATAGTTTCAGGGACTTCATTGAAGCCAGGAACAAAAGGATACTCGTCGTTCGTTCCAAGATGATGGACCTCAATGAAGAGCTTGTGAAAGCTAGTGATGATGGTGACCAGGCTGGGGTTCAAAGAATAAGCCAACAGTTAAAGGATCTATCGGCTCAGGACAATGTAATCATAAGCGTAGGAAGCAAGGAGACTGCACTACAGGAAGCGCAGGAGTGGGACAAATTTATTACACAGCTCTCCGCAAGCAACCCTGATATGCTACCAGGCAATGCCCGCGAACGTGCAATTAAGGGGGAAATCCCCGATGAACTTCTGCAATACTACGAGGACCCAGCTCCAGCCATGGAGAGTTACATTTTTAACATGGTGTCCGCTTCGGAGACGGTTAGCTTAATTGGATCCAGATTTGTTACCAACAAGGAGGGAACCAAGATGGACCAGGCTAGTAAGCTAGGTAGGCTCATACAAGAGCTACGTGCTTCGGGTGCCATCATTGATGAGCAAGCGGACCGAACAATACCTGAGATAATGAAACTTATACTTTCTCCCAAGAAAGGTGAGTCCAGGATCTTGCAGTTAGCTCGTTCGCTTGGATACGGGACACTCCTTATTGAGTTCACCTCTACCCTCTCGCAGTTATATGACCTCCCGTTCATCATGCTGGACAATGGATTCTTCCCTACGCTTAACGCAATGTTTGGGAGTCGTCTCAAGGGTTCTGCATTCGGGATAGATACAGAGAAGATTAGCCAGGAGTTCGCAGGGGATGACAAGTTCCTTGAGAAGGCTGTTCGCCTAGGTCTTCGTTCTACTGGTTTCACCAAGCTGGACCAGATCATGAAGGAGACTAACCTGACAGCTAACTACAGGCGTTACCGCAAACTGGCTAACCTTTACTACAGGAACAGGGATAGCTCACAGATAAAAACATTTACGGCCGAACTTACCGCACTGGGTTACAGCCCTGAGGAACAGAATCAATTGATTGCTGATCTAAAGAAAGGGGACCAGGACTCAGCCCTAGTTCGTAGCCTCCTGTTTAATAAACTAGCGGAGACACAACCTTTGACCTCGGCCGAAATGGCTATGGGTGTAGTAGGTAACCCGAACCTAAGAATTGCTGTAGCAATGAAGTCCTTCATGATTAAACAATTGGTATTCACCAAGGACAGAATGCTTGCGGATATGTTTGGACCAGGAAGAACCAACGCACAGCGCTTGAAGGCATCCAAGGAACTGACCAAGCTGCTGGCCTTTATGTTACTAATTGGTGTCCCAGTTGACGCCCTCAAGGATCTCTTGGCTGGCCGAGTAGGGTATCTTGATGACTACCTCTTTGACGGTGTGTTCCGTATAGCTGGTGTCAGTAGATATACTGGATACAAGATTCGCACCGAGGGTATTGGCCGTGCGGCATTTGATTACGCAACTCCAGTAGCTTTCCAGCAGGCTATGGATGCGGCGGGTGAACTACAGAAGGTGACCAGCGGAGAGCGAGCATTTACTCAAAGTAAGTTCGTTCAATACGCACCGTACTCGGACGTAATCAATCGTATGTTCGGATTCCAGAAGGTGAAGGAAAGAAAGACAATCAAACGTAAGGCGTCCGAGGGAGAGTTCCCACTGTTCATACCACCTGGCGCCCTGTAAAATAAAACAAAGCCCTTGTAGGGCATCCTGGCCTGGAATCCTTGTGCAAGGACGGGGTAAACGAAAAAGCCCCACCCCCCAATCAACGAGGGGGTGAGGCTAGGCATAAGCAGGGAATGAAACAGGAGGCAATGATAGACCCCCCGCCCTGGATTACTCCTGGGGCTTACCCAATCGTGCCTTAAATTTTCTTTTCCATTTAGTATAAGTAGATGGAGCTATGTTACATAGTTCGGAGGCGATCTTATATGTGTATCCCTCGTCTCTGAGTTTGTCAATATCGTGAATAGTCTGAATTTGCTCATCCTCTGTTAGGTTCACAGGGGACCTGTTGTCCCTGCTTGGAAGGACATGTTCCGAGGTCCCGAACTCTTCCTCAAGTTCCTCGATGCGCTTCATCTCCTCAGCGATTTTATCGTAGGCCCAATCGACGAAGTTCTTTTCGGATCTCCTGTCGTTATAAAACATATCGTTATTAAATTCCATAATTATTCAAACCTCCCTGTGCAATGATAGAATTTAAAGAGTCCACCTACATCCCTCTGCCCTTCTCGGTTCTTAGCTACGTTGTATATTAACTCCGTGTAAGGGCCGTGACTATCGTTACCCTTGGAGGATTCAAAGTCCCCCTTGGATGGATACATGAGAAGGACTATATCCGCATCATTCTCAATATCCCCTGAGTCCTTGAGGTCATAGAGTCTAATCCTTTCACTCTTAGCTCCCTCTCGGTTGACCTGGGCTAGTAGAATGACCGCGATGTTCAGGTCCAAAGCCATCTGCTTTATCTTGTGAGAGATGTCAGCTATACCTTCGCACTTACCCATCTTCTTACTGTCAAAGGGTATGAGTTGTAGGTAGTCCACTACCACTAGCTTTACGCCCTTCTTGCGGACCAAGTGACGGGCCTGGCTGGTTAGGTCATCAGCGTTTCTAACGCTATGGGATGTGTAAAGGGGCAGCTCCGCGGACTCCCTGACCACCCTCTTGAACCGCTCTTGCTGTTGGTGATTTGCTACTCCGTCCTGAATGTTTCTTACATTGATACCAGAGATGGTCTGTATCATGCGCTTCATTAACTGCTTCCTCGGCATCTCAAATGAAAAATAAGCTGTAGGTGTTTCGTCCTGCTTCATGGCCTTGGTTGCTATGAATAAAGCCAATGCGGATTTACCGCAGGATGTAGGGGCCGCGAGTGTAAGAACCTCCCCTGCCGCGATGCCGCCGTTACCCAAGTATCCATCAAGTCGATTGATGTTAGTCTTAACTACGTCAGGACAGAAGGTGCCGTCCTGCATCTTCTGGATGTCCTCAAGGATCTCTTCGGCCGAACCAGCCACGGAGAACGTGTCCGTGCCCAAAGTATCAACCTTAAGTATATCATTCTCCAGGGATGCTCTGATCGCCTGGGACTCAGCTGATTCGGACTCAGCTTGTTCTACAGCAACTCGGCACCCACGAATGAGTGACCTGAGCTTACTCTTCTCTGCTACCAGCTTGGCACAATACATGGCCTGTAAGGGGGTCTCAGCCTCTTCCATCACGGAAAAGATACCAGCCATGCCTCCGACCTCGTCAAGGCCCTTAGAGGCTTTTAAATTCTCCATCAAGGAGATTGCGTCCAGGGGCTTTCCCTTCTCTACGAGGGATGCGATGGCGCCGAATAGTAACTTGCCCCTGAGGGTATAAAAATCTTCGGGTGTAACAATAACGGAAACCGTATCGTAAACAGAGTAGTCCCCATCAAGGAGACAACAGGCAATTAGTTTGTATTCGGCTTCTTCGTTATGCGGGGGCTTTGTTGTTTCGTTCGTTATCATTTTCAAGTATGTCTAACATAGAACGAAGACATTGACCAATTGCGTTATGTTTGATCAATAAACTTTTAGGAATACCTTTTGTGTCCATACCCTGGTGCAGGTTGATTGTAAGTTCAGTGGCTTCCTTCATCTTCTCGTTCATATATTTTGTAGTAATGTTATGTAGTATACTTGACCCCTCTGCAACGTGCAAAAGGGCCAAGCATTCTATCATGTGGAGTTACTCCTTTTCAGCTCTCTCAAGCATCCCTATGGCTATCAACGAGTAGCCTATTAGGTCACGGAATATGTCCTTGGATTGATCGCCGTTAGTAACAACTTTCAGCTGACCATCCGTACAGAAAGCCTTAGCTCTCTGGAATTTGTCCTGCATCCTGATGCAGACTCCAGTAAGAGGGTGAACCCCGAACTCAGTTGAGCCATCAAAGTTAGCGAATGGGTTTTCGCAACTCTCACCTCCCGTGTAGTCCGTGTTCTTATTAGCAGTCATCTCCAATATGGATTCAACTTCATCTCGGCGGAACTGGTCCCACCATATCTTATCGAAGTCCTTCACGATTTAGAACGGTGCGTCGTCTATGTTTGGGGTAACAACAGGGCGCTCCTGAACATTCTCAGATGCCTCCAGCTGTTTATCCTCGGGCGCGTAGTCCGCGGCCAGGGATAGCAATGGTTGGCCGCTCTTCCCTTGTTTCTTCCACCCCTTGAGGTAGTATAATCCTGGCTTAGTAACGAAAATCTTACCGTTATAGTCTGGATGGTTTTCTTTCTGCTTGCGGTCATTG